TGTACCGTCTGATTACTTTCAGGCCAGAGGTTTTTTGGCAAGCACGTTAGATCATTTTAATGTCGGAGATTGTTCTCAGAAGAAATCTAGTATGGTGTCTAGGGCGATCATACCAGTGCATAATCTAGAAGGTGATAAAGTAGTAGCCTATATCGGAAGATCAACTAAGGACTATATTAACCCCAAATTCCTATTCACTAAAGGCTTCAACAAAAACAAGTACCTTTACAATTATCACAGAGCTAAAGAGTGCGGCCAACAAAACTCAACGTTATTCATTACAGAAGGGCAGGGGGATGTATGGAAGCTTTATGAGGCCGGAGTAGATAATGCTGTTAGTATATTTGGCAAAAACATTAGCGCACAGCAGCAAATTATACTTGAGAATAGTGGTGTCACCAGACTGGTTGTACTAACTGATAACGACCAAGCAGGAAGAGAATCCAAAGTTAAGATACAAAGACAGATGAGCAGGATGTTCAAGGTAATATTTCCAAGGCTATCAAGAAAAGATGTTGGAGATATGAATGTGAAACAAATAAAAGAAGATATTTTACCCCAGCTGAGAGGTATGTTTTAATGTTGAATATAATTGGTATTGCAGGTAAGAAACAATCAGGAAAAAATACAATGGCTAATTACATGCACGGACATGTACTTAAGCGTATGGATAACATATCTGATTTTTCTATAAATAACAAAGGAGAGCTTGTAATAAAAACTATCGTAGAAGGATCTACGGAGTACGGGCTTTTGGATATAACTAGGAAGGACTCTGCCTTCATGGAGTATGCTCATCACAACATGTGGCCTCATGTGAAATTGTATAGTTTCGCAGACGGGCTAAAGCATTTGTGTATGGAGTTTTTTGATTTGTCTTTTGAGCAAGTCTATGGCACTGACGATCAAAAAAATACTGAAACTGGTGTTTATTGGCGTGACCTGCCCACACCTTACAATAAGATCAAAAGTAAAAAGCTGACAGCAAGAGAGCTGTTGCAATATTTTGGCACGGATATAATGAGAAGGATGAATACCGATGTGTGGGTTAATCACACGATCAGAACAATAGCCTCAGAGCAGAGTTCGCTAGCAATTATAGCGGATGTTAGGTTTCCAAATGAAGTAGAGTCAATTAAGTCTGCGGGAGGTAAGGTTATTAGGCTCACTAGAGAGTTCAAAGAAGATGGACACTCAAGTGAAACAGCCTTAGACAAAAAGAATTACGACTGGTCAAATTTTGACCTAATTATAGATAACGCCTCAAATAGCACTGAGGATTTTTGCCGACAAATAGACGGCGTTCTTAACAAACTGGAGTTGACATGTTAGTCACTTATATAAGAAGTTCAAGTTTCAACAATTATTCTTATTGCCAGATGCAATACTTTTTGACCTATGTGCTTGGTCATCAGTCTACTTCCGGTAAAAAAGCTCAGTTAGGTACGATTGTACACAAAGTAATGGAAGTCTTGGCCGGATGTCAACATCTACAACAAGATGGAAAAAAGATGCTATTGAGTGACGACGCTTTAGGGGATATAAAATTTAATCGTAAGAAGCTGCAAAGTGACGATTTTGTTGAAGATATATTGAAGCAGAGCTATGATTGGTATACTAGTAGCTGTGTACATAAGTACACTAATGGAGATTACAAGTTTTGCAAGGATCTTACTTGGCAAGCAATCAATCACAATAAAGGAGTGTTTGACCCAAGAAACAGAAAAATAGTCGCAGCAGAGCCTCATTTTGACATCGAAATAGATGAAGACTGGGCTAAGTTTGATTACGAAATGCCAGACGGAAAAAAAATTACAGGAAACTTGGCCATAAAAGGGACGATAGATCTTGTAACTGAGGTAGAGGATGGTATAATCGAGGTAGTTGACTGGAAGACCGGACAAAGAAAAGACTGGACAACTGGAGAAGAAAAGACATACGAGAAGCTACTTACAGACCCCCAATTATTACTATATAACTACGCTATATCAAAACTTTTTCCTGATTATGAGCAGGCTATAATGACGATATTCTTCATTAGAGACGGTGGGCCGTTCTCACTGTGCTTTGACGCTAGCGACAGAGAGAAGTTTCTAGAAATGTTAAAGTTAAGATTCCAGCAAATTAGTAGAAACCAAAACCCTAAACCAATGTCTTACACAAGGAATCACTGGAAGTGTAATAAGCTGTGCCATTTTTATAAGAACAACTGGCCGGGAACAGACCAAAATATGTGTATATATACAGAGGAGCACCTTAAAAAACACGGAATGGACGAAACCGTAAAAAGATGCACCGCAGAAGGATTTAGCGTGGGCCACTATGAGGCTCCGGGATAAGGAAAACACTATGATTCAAGTAGAAATCACAGAGGACATGAAGAAAAGAGCATGGGCCAAATCCAGAGAGATGGGAGTTATCAAGAACTCCATCATGAAGGGTGATGGCAATATAGCTGGCTTCATTGGCGAAGAGGTTGCAAACGTAGTCATAGAAGGTTCCATAAGTAATACTTATGATTACGACATTGTAGATAACGACGGAATTAAGTACGACGTTAAAACAAAGAGATGTACCTCAAAACCAAAGCCATACTATGACTGCTCAGTTGCTAATTTTAATACAAAGCAGCAATGTGATAGATATGTCTTTGTAAGAGTAGAAAACAAAAATAGACGATGGGGAAGGGCTTGGGTTCTTGGTTGGCTTGGGCACGATGAATACTTCGAGAAGTCCCGACACTTAAAGAAGGGACAGATAGACCCCTCAAATAATTTTGTTGTAAGAGCAGATTGTCACAACGTTGCAATTTCAGAACTCAACGAATTTAGGAGATCAAAATGCTAGACTTCATATACGATAGAAGAAATTTTTTGCGAGTAGGGAGTATTGGTGCTGGGCTAAGTGCCGTTGGTTTGTCTGATTACGCCTTGGCTCAAGATGCTCTGTCGTATGAAGATAAAGCCGTTGTCTGGGTGTGGCTTGGAGGAGGGCCAACTCAGTTTGAAACATTCCACGCCCCTAACGATACGGTTCCCACAGAATGGCAACCAATCAATGGAGCTATTCATGATCCAAAAACAAACATCACTCTTGGCGCTGACTGGACAGAACTAGCTAAACACACAAGCAAGCTCAATGTCGTCAACTCTTTTAGCCATAAAGATTCATCTCATAGGCAAGGTACTCACTTCATGATGACTGGGCATTATAACCCAGAAAGAACAACCACCTCAATGACAAAGTACCCCTCTTTTGGCTCTATTGTTTCCGCTGTCTATGGTGCGAATCACCCCCAGAATGGAGTACCAACTTATGTTAAACAAGGTAAAATCGAAGGTGATGAAGGCGCTTGGTTGGGTGGAGCATTTAAACCATTTGATCCGTCCAATAAAGACAATCTCACACCAAGAATTGAAATCGACAGATTCAGCAACAGAAAACAACTCTTAGGAGCCATAGGTTCAGCGGCTAAAGATATATCTGGAGCAGGTGCTGAGTCAGTTGGGTTTTACAAAGGTCAAGCTTATGATGTTATTCTTGGTTCAGCTAAAGATGCGTTTGCGACAGATAAAGAAACAGAACAAACTAAAGCCCTGTATGGGTCAGAAAAAGCGAACGACATTGGCGAACAAATGTTACTGGCTCGCCGTCTTGTGCAGCATGGTACAAAATTCGTAACTCTTCATTATGGCGGATGGGACATGCACAGCAATATTTCAGATGCTCTTAAGAAAAGGGTGTCGCCCATCGACAAGGCTATCGCAGGATTCTTAGAAGATTTAGATCAACGAGGACTAAGTAATAAAGTATTGCTTGTGGTAACTGGAGAGTTTGGAAGAACAAAGATCAACGCCAACGCTGGCAGAGACCATTGGCCTGCAATTACGCCAATGATGATGGCTGGTGGAGATTATCAATCTGGTAGAACTATCGGCGCGTCTGACAGATCTTACAGCCCAATCGAAAACCCTGTAGGCCCACTTGACTTGCAGGCAACGCTGTTTGACCACTTTGGAATAGAACAGAGCACTCAACGTGTTGATAACGGTGGAAGACCAAGATATTTATTGGAAGGTGAAGCAAAGGTAATACTATAATGAAATGTAGAGGAAATAATTTAGGACGAAGGTCATTTTTGCAGGTTGGATTCTTAGGAGGACTAGGGATCTCTCTATCTGATTACTTTCGTATGCAAGAAGCTCAGGCTGACCAGAAGTTTTATGAAAGCGTAGAAGGCCCAGCTAAGAGTGTAATCTTTATATATCTTCCCGGAGGCATGGCTCATCAAGAAACTTTTGATCCTAAGCCGTTTGCCCCGTTAGAGTATAGAGGCCCAATGTCTAGCATTGAAACTGTAGTTCCGGGAATTAGATTAAATGAAATGTTAGCTAAGACCGCTAAGATTACAGATAAGATGACCATCATTCGTAGCATGACACATGGAGAAGCAGCTCATGAACGAGGCACACATAATATGT